CGCGAGGCAAGAGGTTCTCCTAAAAGAGCACGGGGCTCAACCGCGCGTTGTATATCAAGGTACAGATATGTACAACGCAATCAGCGGCATGGTTGTTGAAGAGCTGGCAACCAGGATGAAGAAGGTATTCTCAGACACCAACCCTCTTAACACCGGCAATCGTGTGATATTTGCTGCCGGTATGCACAATGAGGAAATTGGTGACCTTCTTGAATCGAGTCCCGGTGAAGTAGTGGAGAATGACATGAAGAACAACGACGGATCTCAAAGCGCAGAATTTCGCAAGTATGAAGCGATGTTCTATGCTAAGCTGGGAGCGCCCGCCTGGTTTGTGCGCGAATTCCAACGAAACTTGAGTGTTAGAGTCTGGACACGGTATGGCATAACGGCCAAAGTGGAAGGACAGATGTGGTCTGGTGTGCAAAACACCACCACTGGCAATAGTTTCGTTGGTATGGTGTTGATTCTTGCCGCGTTGGTAACAGCGGGAATTAACAAGAGCACTAATATCCACGGCGGTGACGATTACCTCGGTGTAGTGCCTCGGGAGAAAAAGGAAGAATTTGTGGCAGCTATTAATGCTGTTGTCCCTGCGGTTGGAATGACCCCAGAGACTAAAATTCCCCAATCTCGAGAGCATGCCACGTTCTACAGGAAAAGATACGTGCGTGGCGTACACGGCACCCGGGGTGTCCCTCAATTCGGACGCGTCCTGTCAAAGTTGAATCTTCGGTCTAACATGAACTCGGAGGTGAACGATAGAGACTACATGAGCGGCAAGTATTTGTGTGCCGCCTATGAACACAGGTTCGTGCCTGGAGTGCGCGATGTGCTATTGGAAGCATCCATAGCCATGAGCGAAAAACCCTATGTCGATGCAAACACTAATAGATATGTGGGACATAGGGATGCCGAATTCATCAAGAGTGCAATTAAGGTCCAGCCTCTCGATCTCGACAGCTTTGGACCCTTCCTTAATGATGTGTATGGTATCGACTTTGATCAGTTGGTCGATATTTATGGTCGTTGTGCGGAGTCATGTGTCCAGTGGCTCGACAAGTGGACCTATGTTGACAAAAAGCACAAAATTAAGTCCAAGAGGGGTGCCCCGATTGACAAATTCACCGGGGAAGTGGTTGATGCCTTAGTTCTTGCTGATGTTTGAAGCGCATCGCGTATCCGCCAGTGGTTTTAGGGGCTCTAGCCAGGCCTAAT